AAGAGGTCAATCTGCTAAAAGTTTACGAACTTGGGCAACCATTTTTGGATGTACTCCAAAGACTGTTTCTGCCTTCTTTAAAATGCTTGAAAGTGATAAAATGCTTGTTATAACAACTATCGGAAAAGGTAAACAAAGCACAACCCTTATAAACATTACAAAATATGAGGATTATCAAGGTAGTGAGGAAACGCAAGGTACTACATTAAGTAAACGCAAACTACCTACAATAGAAGAAGGAAAGAATGAAAAGAAAGATATAGGCAAAATTATTAGTCCTACTTTATCAGAAGTTTTAGCTTACTTTGAAGAACATAAATACAAAAAGACTGAAGCAGAAAAGGCTTACCATTTTTACAACAATAGAAACTGGAGTGATTCCAATAATAGACCTGTAAAGAATTGGAAACTTAAAATGCAAGAAGTTTGGTTTAAAGAAGAAAACAAAATAAAAGTACAAGCACCTATCATACCTACATTTTACTACTAATGGACTTTATAAAACAATATAGCGATGTACAAGGCGAAATAGATTCGCTTTACGATACAGGATTAATCAAAGGAGAAACGATAGGCTTTCAGGATGTGGATAAGCTAATATCTTTTAAAAAAGGTGCTACTTCTTATATTTACGGAACTCCAGCATCAGGTAAATCTGAGTTTTGGTGGGAATGCCTAATAAACTTATCAAAAAGTAAAGGTTGGAAACATTTAATCTTCAGTCCCGAAACAGGAACTCCAGCAGAAATCTTTGCAGAGATTATACATAAGTGGGCAGGTAAGCCATTCTTTGACCTCGATGGGAATAAGCTACCAAGACTTACTAAACAAGAAATGTATCGGTATGGTGCAGAAGTTAGCCAATATTTTTACATTATGGATTTAGGAGTAAAAGATATAACTTTAGATGACTTTCACGAAGCAGTTGAGAAATACGGTGTTAAGTTTGATACAGTAACAACAGACCCTTTTAATGAAGTAAAGCACGATTTAAAAGGCGAACAAAGGGATATGTATATGGCTCGTGTATTAGGTAAAATAAGAATGTATGCAAGGGAATACAATTACCACCATACAATTATTATGCACATAGCAAGGGAAACAGGGGCAAAGGTTATAGATGATGCAACAGGAATTAAATATTACCCTCCAGCAGACCCACGATTTATAGATGGTGGCGAAACATCCTTTAGAAAGGGAGAGCAAATGATTTGTGTATGGAGACCACCTTTTGGAGTTTCTAAAGATGGAAACCCTTATCAAGGCAACGAAGTAAAGATTATAGTACAAAAAACAAAGCCTAAAGGCATAGGAGAAATAGGCGAGGCTACTTTATTCTTTGATAAGTGGAAAAACTGCTATTACGAAGAAATAAACGGAATAAAGAGTTATGCGGGAAATTATGTTACATTTGAAAAACCAAAAATATTACCTTTTTAATTATGAACCAGCATAAAATGTACAGGTGTATCCGATTGATGCAGCTACTACAAGAAAAATCACGAAACATTTACACAATAGCTAAATATCTTCAAGTATCAAATAGAACCGTATACCGGTATCTTAAACTTTACGAAGAACTTGGGTATACAGTAAAAAAAGATATGTTTAACAAAGTATTATTAATCAAACTATAAAACCTATAATTATGAAAGCAAAATTAATTGAATCAGTTTATCATTACAAAAACCATCAAATTATTATTGAACCATTTTGTGGAAATCTTTGTGGTTGGGCAGTAGAGTTTAAATATGCTCATTTATTTAAATGTATAACCGAACTTGGTATAGAAACTAACGAAGAATTAGGTTTAGAGCCTAATGTAGAAATTTCTTATTTTTCAATAGATAGATTTGATGAATCAAGAATATATCACAATAAAATCTATACTTAAATTTTTAATGGGTTGTATTGATGATTTTGGTTTTAATAATTAATGACACTACAAGAATTTATTAAACATTCAGAAGCAAGGCTTTTTAGTTTAGAATTATTTGAACAATTACCAATCCATAAGCTATCTTCGCAGTATTATGTGGATGCTTTAAGAGAAATCATAAGCCTAATTAATCCAGCGCAAGACAAGAAATTTATATTATCAGATGAAAAAGTTACCCGAGTTAAGTGATACATTAAAAGCCGTTTTAGAGGCTGACCTTGATAAAAGGATTCCAAAGACTGATTTTAGGCAATCAACCTTATACAAGATAGCAGATTTACTCTGTGTGATGCAAATAAAGCTATTAGAGGCAAATAAAACTAAATTAGGTACAAAGACCTACCAAGATAATTTAACTGCTTTAGAGACGCTTAATTTGGCTTTTACGATATTGACTGATTTGCAAGGTGAGAATTTGCTTTTACGAAATGAGTTATTAACTTTGAGGCACGAAGCGGAGGTAATTATAGCAGAATTGAGTGAGAGAGTTAAAACGCTTGAGATGATAGATGAAATTTAAATTAAACAAATTATATAACTTTTAAACAACAAACAAAATGGAAAAAGAATTTATGCCATACCAAGAAGCATTAGCTTTAAAAGAATTAGGATTTGATGAACCTTGTTTTGGTAGATATTGTATTGTTACCGAATGGGAAGAGCCAACTGGTGAAATACTAATACAAATGTTTGATTCTAATTTATTAGAAAAGAATCTTATTAAAGCCCCAATTTACCAACAAGTATTTAGATGGTTTAGAGAAGAATATAGATTAACAGGATTAATTGAAGTTGGTACTCAAGAGTTTTCTTATCTAATTATTAATGATAAATGGAATAGACTATGTGGAACTGAACCTTTAAAATTTAATGGTACTTATAAAGAAGCAGAGCTTGAGTGTATTAAAAAACTGATTGAGATTGTAAAACTTAAACAACAAACAAAATGAAAAAACAAACAGCAGTAAGATTTATTGAATTAAAATTATTAGGATTAGTATCTTTTGATTCAGAAGAATTAAGGAAAATGTATAAAGATATTCTTTTACAAGCCAAAGAAATGGAGAAGCAACAAATCATCAATTGCTATAATCAATCGTGGCATTTTAGAGATAAGCCATACGAAACAGCAGAAAAATACTACAACAAAACATTTGGAAAATAATTTCCAATTTTAGCCTTATGGTGGAAAAAATAGGCGCAAAGCAAGAAAAATGGGCGCAATAGTGGAAAAAAATAACTTTGTAGCTCAAAAGTGAGCCGTATTTATACTAATTTATACGAATAATGAGCTTTAAAAATCCCAAAATGGGAACTTTTGTAACTTTAATGACAACTTATGACAATAATCTTTATAATATTAGCAGCTATTTGTAACTCGGTAATGGATGTACTTTCAACGAGGTATTATGTTTCTATATTTGGAAACTTTAAAAATAGGCAATTTTGGGATTGGAATATTAGTTGGCGAAACAAATGGTCTTGGGGCGAAAAAGAAAATGGCGAGAAGTTTTTTCTATCTTCAACTATGCTTTCGTTTTTAACCGATGGTTGGCATTTATTTAAAGCCTTGATGTTACTTTTTATTTCTTTAGCTATTGTAACTTACAAGCCTATATTTGGGTATTTTGATATAATTCTATTCTCTATTATTTGGGGAGTAGTGTTCGAGATGTTTTACACTAAAATCTTATTAAAATGACACTATTAATTATTTATTGGATTGCAAGTACAATTTTGGGAGTATATTATCTTATTAAGAATCCTGGCAGGTTTGAATCTAAAGATGAATTTACATTAGCTGATGTAATAGGAAACATATTTCCTGCTATGATAATTGCTCCATTTGCAATACCTTTTTATTTACCAACTTTAATTAAGTTTAAGAGACCAAAAAAATGAGTACAACAATCTTAAAAAAGAAATTAGATACTATTTTTTCTATTTATATAAGACTAAAGTATGCTGATGAAGATTTAAATGTTAAGTGCTTTACTTGCGATAAAGTAATGCCTTACAAAAAGATACAGAACGGTCACTTTTATTCAAGAGGGATTTTATCTTTAAGATACGATGAACAAAACTGCCGACCACAATGCTACGGTTGTAATATTGCTCAAAAAGGCAATTATATCGAATATTATAAAAGACTCGAAAAAGAGATAGGTAAAGGTGGAATGGATTACTTGGAATACAAAAGACACCAGGTAAAGAAGATGGGCAAAGCTGACTACCAAGAACTAATAGATGTTTATACTGCTAAAGTAGCTGCACTATGATAGATAAAATAAAAGCCGAGATAATTAAAGCTAATAGGACCAGTGCGATAGAAGACCTAATAAACTCAAATTTAAAGTTAGCTGGGTATTTATTTCTTTTAAACGAAATGGAAGCAGAGATACACAAAGGTTATATTGATGCTTACACTACCAG